GTTTAAAAAGAACTTTTATGGATTCTACTTGGATGCCTGTTCCTGTAGGTCAAAATACTCCAGGTCCCGTATATACTTTAGGTGTTCAAACTGGTGCTTGGGCTGGTGATATTGAAGTTATCAATGTAACAAATCCAGGTTCAGGTTATTCAAATACTGTACCTGTTACTGTAACAATTACAGGTGATGGCACCGGAGCGGCTGGATATGCTCTAATATCAAATTCAGGTGGTATTAGTGATATCGTTGTAACTAATCCAGGGACAAATTATACATATGCAAATGTAGTAATAACATCCACATCAGGTACAGGTGCAACATCGATTGCGCCAATCAGCCCTGTTGGTGGTCATGGTTTTGATCCTATATCTGAGTTAGGATGTAATCATGTTATGTATAGTGCTGAATTTAATGGTGCAGATTTAAATAATGTTATTCCAACCAACATTGAATATCGTCAAGTAGGTTTGGTAATTAATCCTGTAGGTTCAGATACTTATCCAAATCCTGCCAATGGTGCAATATATGCTGCATACACACACATACAGTTATCACCAGGTGTAGATGGTGGATATATTTCAGATGAATTAGTTTTTCAAAGTAGTTCAGTTACTAATCCTTCATTTTCAACAGCAACTTATGTTGGAACAGTTTTGAGTTTTGATAGTTTAAATAATGTACTTACGTTAATAAATATAACAGGTACTCCAGTAATTAATGAATTATTAATTGGAAATACTTCAGGCACAGCAAGAACTTTATTGTTGGCTCAATCTCCAACAATTCTTCTACCATCAGGATATTTGGCCTACATAGAAAATAGGTCAGCAGTTCAAAGAAGTTCTGACGGTATAGAACAATTTAAATTTGTATTAGGATATTAAAGGTAAAAAATGGCACTAAATTTTAATGTAAGCCCGTATTTTGATGATTTTGATCCTACAAAAAACTTTCATCGAATTCTCTTTAAGCCAGGTTATGCTGTACAAGCACGTGAACTAACTCAGTCACAGACTATTTTACAAAATCAAATTAGTAACTTTGCTTCAAACATTTTTACTCAAAATACTCCTGTATCTGGCGGTAAAGTAACAACAAATTTAAATTGTTTCTATATTAGATTAAATTACACTTATGCAGGAGCAACTATTTCTGCTGGTAACTTTTTAAATAAAACAATTCAAGATGCGACAGGAACAATTCTTGCCAAAGTTATTGCTACTTCTGAAGGTGTTATTGGTGGTGATAGTCCAACTTTAATTGTTACATATATCTCAGGACCACAATTTTTTGATGGTTCTATAATTACTCCAATTGATGGTTCTAATTTTATTGCTTCAGTTGTTACATCTACAACAGGTAATCCGTCTACTGGATTATCTTCTACAGCATCCATTTCATCTGGTGTTTTTTATGTTGTTAACGGATATTCTCAATCATCAACACAAAATGCTGATGGAACTTATACAAATTATTCAATTGGTAACTTTGTACAAGTTAATCCACAAACAATTATTTTAAACAAATACAATAACTCACCGTCTTATCGTGTTGGTTTACAAATTACTGAAACAATTTATGATTACATTAATGATTCTTCATTATTGGATCCAGCAATTGGTGCCTCTAATTACCAAGCACCTGGTGCCGATAGATATGTGGTTACACTTACACTAACAACTTTACCTTTAACATTAGGTAACGATTCTAAATTTATTGAATTATTGAGAATTGATGGCGGTCAGATAGTTAAACAAGTAGATGGTACTGTTTACTCTACGATTGATGATTACTTTGCTAAGCGTGATTATGAAACAAATGGTGATTATATTGTTAATGATTTCAAATTAACTCCTTCATCTAGTGCATCTGGTAATTCTTATTATAATTTAAGTATTTCTAAAGGTATTGCTTATGTTCATGGTTATCGTATTGACAATCAGTCACAAGTAACTTTAACAAGTAACAGAGCACAATCAGTAAATACAATTAATAATAATGCCGTTTATATGGATTACGGTAATTATTTTACTATCAGCAATATGAATAATGTATTTGATACTGGTATTATGCCTTCAGTTGATTTACATTGTGTGTTTGCCAATCAAATTACTTCTTCAAATACAGTAACATATAATTCAACAAAAGTTGGTACAGCATTTATTCGTAATTTAAGTTATGTAACAGGTACAGGTTCAAACACCAAATCTTACATCTATAATGCTTACGTTTCTGATGTATCACTCAATACATTATCAGGTAATGTAGCTTCAGGAACAGCATCAACAATTACAATTAATGACCCAACAGACCAATTCTCTACTGTAGCAAACGCTTACTACGGTATTAGTATTACTGCAATAACAAACGGTGTTGTTGACGCTAGAACAATTGTTTCATATTCAGGTTCTACAAAAGTTATAACTGTAAATCAACCTTTTACAATTACACCAACAACATCTACAGCATTTACATTAACATTTAATCCAACAAATGTTAATTCGATTGTACAGGTAAACGGGTCGTATGCTTTGACCGCTAATGCTGACATCAATGTGGCACAAGGTAAAACAAATGGTATTGTAACAGGCGGAACAATATTTTATAATACAGGTTCACCTGAATTAATTTTCCCTGTTGGTTATCCTTACGTAGCACAAATTGCAAATTCTAGTTACTTTTCAACAAGAGTGTATCGTGCCAAAACATTTAGTGGTGCTGGTACATTAACATTATCTGCCACATCAGGCAATTCTAGTAACCCGCTCAGATTTGAAGGAACGGGATTATTATCCGCTTCAGCAGCATTACAAAATTTTATTATTATCAATACAACAACTGGTAATATTTTAGACTTTAGTTCAGCAGGTAATACAATTACTATTTCTTCTGACCACACAACAGCAACAATTCAAGCTTCAGCTTATTCTGGTCAGACTGTTGATGTAATTGCTACCGTACAGGTATCTAATGCAGATGGCGCTAACTTTGTTTTAAAATCTAAAAACTTAATTTCAGGTAATAATTCTTTTGTAAGTAGTTCATTGTCATCTGTTGGTTCAACAGGTACTTCGATTGATTTGACAAAGGGTCAAACATTAATTCCTAACGCATCTGTCGTTTCAGGTTCATTGATACCTTTATATGTAACAGATATTAAACAGTTAGTTGGAATTTATGATTCTGGAAGCCCGTCTACTACACCAACAGGTGCTTTAAGTAATTATACAAATGTTACCAACTATTATACTTTAGATAATGGTCAAAGAGATAGCCATTATGATTTTGGTAATATCTCTTTAATACCTGGTGCACCTTTACCAAAAGGTAATTTGCTTGTAGTGTATAATTATTATTCACATACTCAAGCTTCTTCTGGTGATGGTTATTTTAGTATTCAATCTTATCAATCGTCAGGTTCAACTTACGGTGGCGTATCAACTTCACCTGAAGCTTACGCACAAATTCCTACCTACAAAGCAACTGATGGTACAATCTATAAGTTATCTGATTGTATTGATTTTAGACCATCAAGAGCAAACGGTCAAACAGCTTATATTTGGGAATATTCTCAAACTTGGTCATCAACAGGTGATACTGGTATTTTAATACCACAGAATTTAAGTAACTATACAAGTAACTATTATTATTATTTGGGTCGCCAAGACTTATTAGTATTAACTAAAGATAAGAGTTTTCAAATCATTCAAGGTACTGCTTCAGTAGCACCTTCTTTACCTGCACAACCTAGTGGATCATTATTGTTGGCTAATTTGATTTTGGATCCATATACTGCTTATGTTCCAGGTGAAAATCCTCCTGGCACAACACCAAACTTGTCTATCAATAAAGTATTACATAAGCGTTGGGCAAAATCTGATATTTCTGATTTAGAAACACGTGTTAATAATTTAGAATATTATACATCATTGAGTATCTTAGAATCAACTGCTGCAGCAAAACAAATTACCGATAACAATGGTGTAACAAGACCAAATTATGGTATTTTAGTAGATGATTTTTCATCTTTTGCTACTGCTGATACAGGTAATGCTGATTATGCCGCTAATATTAATATTAGAAATAATTACATGACAGCATTACAAGTTGTTAATAATTTCCAATTACAAAATCCTATCGTATTAAATTCATTAGGTACAATAACTGGTGGTTCGGCAACAAACACTTATGCAATTAATAGTATTCAAGGTACCATAACAAATATCTTTACTTTACCATACACAACTGCAAATGTAATTGTTCAACCTTTGGCAAGTTCTACTGTATCGGCAAATCCATTTTCTGTTAGTATTCAACAAGGTGTCGCTCTATTAAATCCTCCAATGGATAATTGGGTAGACAATACACAAGCGCCTCCAATTCTGATAACTGACCCAACGATGCAAGTTTATCAAGCATCAGGTGGTGTAAACCTAACTAACTCTGGTGACTTCCAAACAATACCGGGAACAACAAGTACAATTTCAAGTTCTGTTTCTGTTATTGGTCATGGTATTAATCCAAGCCCATTTGGTTATGTTGGTTATACACAAACATCCACTTCTACTTATACAAACCAATTACAAAATGTAACATCATCTGCATATAATCCGGTATCATCTACGTTTAATGTAAATAACGGTTATTTGACAAATGTTTCAATTTTACCTTATATTAGACCACAACAAATTATTGTTTCTGCTTCTGGTTTATTGGTGAATACTCCAATTACGGCAGCTTTTGATGGTACTATTGTTAATCAGTATATTACATCACCTAATACAATTGAGTTAACAAGTGTAACTGGTACATTCAATGCAGGCGATATTGTTGGTTTTTATATCTCTAATAATTTCTATCCAATTGCTCGTGTTATTCAAGTATATAACTATCCAAATGGTACACAATCTCGTTTATATGTTGGTGATATAGTTAACGCTCCAAATTCTGTAGGTTCAACAACACTACAAAATGGAAAATTTGATTCTAACGGAAATTATATTGCTAATTCTTCTACTGCTATAGGTACAGTACCGGCAGGTTCTATCGTCAATATTAGTATGTCAGGAGAAATTTCTGGTGTAGGAGGAAGTTATACAACAACAGCTAGTACAACTCCAGCCAACATATACTTGACACCAACAACACAAGGTTATTGTACATTCTTAAATCAATATGGTATTTGGGGTGATCCAAACAATAGTACAAGTTATTCAGCAAGTTTCCCTGTAACTTTAGTATCTGGTGCAACTTACACTATAATGGTATCAAGTTCAGGCACTGCAACAGTTCAACAGAATGGTACAACAATTGCTTCGAGTTCTAGTTCAAGTTCTGTGAGCACAACTACTTTTGTTGCAGCAGGTTCATCAGTAACTATTAGTTGGTCAGCATCAAGTTCTGGCACAACAGAATCAGCATTTGCGATGACAATTCAAGATTCTTCTGGCAATATTGTATTTTCTTCATTAACTCCTCCAGGAATAATTTATTCTAATGCTGGTACTCAAACAATCATGTATGGTGGCGGAGCTTATTTTACTGGTGCTACACAAGTTTATCTTGGACCAAATGCATCATCAACAACAAATTATTATCAAGGTTCACAAATAACGATTACATCTCAATATGTTTATGGTGTAAGTGTGGCAGCTACATATGTTCCACCACCTCCTGCTCCATCTGGTGGTGGCGGCGGTGG